CATCGTTTGTGTACATTTCATGAGCCTCTTCTGCAAGAGCCTCTAGTATTTCTTCTTTAAATGTCATCGCCATCGTTATCTACTCCTTTATCTTTCCAAAAGGTTATAATAACATTACCATGTCCATCATGATCCATAGTCCAATGGTCATGTCCATGTGCAATACGACTATACTCATCTAGTAAATCTGTTGGGAATTCTACATCCCATACTTTATCAATCATAACTTCCTCCTAATGTATAATTATAATTCAATGGTTCTTGTACTCGTTCTACTCTGTCTGTTTGAAAACCAGTTTGATCTATTACATATGTACCATTGTAATCATCAGCTAGTTTTTGAACAGCAGCTTCTTCAGCTTCCTCTTCACCAAAAGCTTCTACTTCTATTTCGTATGTTACTACTTCACTCATACGAACTATAAACTTTTCAGGTTTATCAGTGATGTGTTCATCACCATGGTATATATCATTCTGTGATTTCATAGCCGTAATCCTCTAATTGCATATCAATATAGTCACAAGTACTATTATCTGTTGCAATATTAAATTTATGTTTTTTAACTTTACCATTAGGTAATGGAACATATGCAGTAACTACACTTTCATATGCTATATCCCATTTACATATTTTAGATTTACTATTTTTCATTACGTATCTCCTTATGTAATTTAACTGCGTGTTCCAAACAGTCTTGTACTTCTTTATCTGTTGGAAGTCTATACCGATAGTCAAAGGTCAACTTAAGATCTTGACCTGTGTCCATAAAATTTTGTATAATCTTTGTTGTTGCAAACTTAGATTTAATATCTTTCATAAAACTCTCCCAGTTAATTTATTTTCAATTAAATCTGTGATCTCACCGAAAGCTCGATCACTAAGTATATTTGTAAGGTTTATATTATACAGTTTGTCGTTGTGTAGAGCTTGTGCTCTCACTATTATTTCCAAGTCCTCTAGATTCATTGTTATCTCCTAATAAATAATCGAATGCTTTCTGTGCTTTTGCACTAGCTTTTAGTATAAGCTTCTCATCATCTTCCAAAGCTTTTAACCAACTTGCAATATACTCGGTGTGCTGTAAGTCACCTTCTATATTGAAGTTATTACAGAGCATAGCAGAACCTAGCTCTGCAACTAGTTCTTCAAACGCATATGAAGAACCACCAAAGGCAGTAGACATATCTCTGTCTAGTCTGCTTTTGTGTCCAGTCCAGTGTGTCATTTCATGTAATAGTGTAGCATAATAATCTTCAGTAGATTTAAAGTCTACAATCTTAGGCATGTGTATGACATCTAGTGATGGTATGAAACATGCACCATCAAAACCATTCTTAACTTCTATCTTGTGGTTACGTATTACACCTTCAACTTCTTCTAACTTGTTCTCTTCACTGTCTTCAGGTATAACTTCTTTAGGTAGTCCTTCGACTACATCTCTATTGAATACAGTAAACACACGCATCATTGGAACCATGCGTTCTTTTACTTCATTGTTTTCTACCTTGCTTACTTTAAATGGTTTGAACAGAATGATAGGCTGTCCTTGAGAGCCACGTTTGATTGGCTTTTCAAGCCCTGTCATTTGTTTAGCTTGATTGTATGTAATCCATTTGTTACTGTCACCTACATCTTTACCACCACGAACCATAGATAACCACATCCAATTACATCCATTGTATTCATGACCAGTAAATAGATTGCGTGGTCTTGATGAACTAGACCATGACTTAATCCATTTACCTGGATTATTACGTAGCCCTTCAATTACTTTATCAGTAATTACTTTGGCTATGTTTTTACTGTTGACACCTTTCATAACAATCTCCTATGCTGTTAAAAAGAAATCTAGGGCTAGGGTAGTAACTGCAAATTTAACCTAGCACATCCTCATCAGACTATGTCACCCATAATCAATTGATGGCAGTTGGATTTACCTAGATTGATAGAATCTGTTTTTTTGGGAATGACTATCATAGTTCCACCCAGACAGTAACTTTATGTCGACTGCATGTTGCGACAGATTTCAGTTTTAGGTCGCTGAGATTGACCAATCAAATTTATAGACATGGATTAAAGTCTGCGGCAAGTCAGCATTTTAACTTAAGGACCATCTATCTTGTAGAATATTCCTATTAAAGTAAGGCTGCACACGCACATGTGGATCACCTACGAGAAAGCTCTCTCAACTTGCTTGAGAGCTTTCGAGTTAGATACCAATGTGTTCATCATGTTCTTTACTAAACCAAGGTTCATCTTCTTGTTTATACAAAAGATTATCTTGATCCCACCAATCTTTGAATGCCCAAATTAATCCACCCAAATAAACTAAGCCTACGATGATCCATATAAAAATTTCAAAAAGGAACATTTGTTTCTCCTATCTCGATGATATGTTTATCTTCACTGGCTACTTCTCTATGATTATCTTTTAAGTAATCAGCATGTTGTTCAAAGATACGTTCAGCTTGTTCTTGATCGTTAGCTTTGATGTAATACTTACACATAGATTCTTCTCGCACTAACAGCTCGAAGTATTTATCTTTTGCCTGACTCATATTGTAAAATCTCCATAATAAATTTGCTACGATGTTAATTATAAAAATAGTTATCTGTGACGGCGAAGTAAATCTATCCGTCTTATCAATGTATCTCTATCAGGTAACTTGCACTGACGTTCAGGAAACCTTTTGAATTTAGTATACCATGCAATACAATATAACTCAAGCAGTGTATCATAGTTATAGGCTGATAATTTATCCATTATAATCTCCAAACAGTAGTAAACATAAAAAAAGGGTAACAGTATTTCTACTGCTACCCATGTTAGATTAACCTTTTACGTTGGTTGAACGTTCTTGTTGCTCATAGAATTTACGTCTTGATTCACGTAAAGCTTTGACTTCATCTGCTAGATCTTCTGTTTGAGAACGTAAGTCTTTCTGTGCACGTCCCATCATATCTGCAGCATTCTCTAATAATTGTTGAGCAAGGAACAAGCGTAAGCCTGCAGGTGCATCTTTGATCTGCTCGTAATATTTAGTGAAGTCAAAATCGTTACTGTATGTTACTTGATTAGCTGTATTAGCCATAATATTCTCCTTAGAATTAAATATAAAGTTTATTATTGTAGAGAAGAAACCCCTTCTCGTAAGAGAAAGAAGGGGTTTTTTCGATTTAGTATATCTCTGGTTCTTCATAGAAGTAACCCTCACTTGTACCACTAGTGTTCCAAACATCTCTCGTGTAGATGTATGGATCAGATGGACTATTTTTCATAATCCATAATGCTAAGCGTTCTTCATCTTCATCAACTTCGAAGATGTCCACTTCATGAGCAGGAACCCATCTGTGGAATCTGTAACCATGATCAAAATATAAATCAGAAAATTCTCTTACAATAACAGAGTGTTTTGATTCTTGATTGCGTAGTTCAATAAACTCATGATTGTATTCGACTGCCATAATATATTCTCCTTATTTATTAATGGTGATTAATTTGTTATCTTCTAAATATCCAACGAAACTTTCTAACAACATACAGTGCTCATCATGTTTCGTTGTTCCTTCATCTGCTATTTCATTAGCAAATTCGTAAATAAGTTTTTGTAAGTCTTGCATAATATATTCTCCTAGAATAATTAAAAAAAATGTATCAACTGTGTAATACACAGTCAATGCAGTGGCACCACGCAAAGTCAATACGCAGTGCTGTTATGTCGAACACAGTGAGGAACGAACTGATGAGAGACTTACACATCGGTATTGATTGTGTGGTAAACGACAATACCAAGTTTGTAGCATCGAGTACCCTCGAGATGCGTTTACACCAAGCGATAGCTTGGCTTGTAAAACAAACTTAGGTCTTGGCATGAGAAGACTGTGTGCCTGTCTGGCGAAGACAACTCACATGCACTGTAGGTAGAATGGTATTGAGAGAGAACCTAAGACAGTATAATAGAATAGATAATAGACAGGTGATAAATAAAACTTATCAGTAAATAGAATTGTCAATAATATCAATAATTTAATAGTGCGAATAGTATAGAAATTATAATACAAGTTACAAGTAAGTGTTGTCACTAGTAGAAAATGTATCCTGTACCCCTATGAAGGGGGTTAAGGCTAAGTAGTAGTAAGTGAAATACAAGAAAAAATTATCTCACAGAAATTCTAGTTATTGGACTGAATTAAAATTCGTGCTCGGAGCAAGTGCGACTCCTCGCATACCTTTAGGTACTGTAGAGGTAGTGTTCTATCATGTAGTGATAAGTAAAATAAATCAGTAAACTACTTGACTTTTCTAAAAAAATATGCTAAAATATTTGTATTAACAAAGTTAATTAGTTAATAGTTACTTAGTCCTTGTTAACTGTTCACTGTTAACTGACAAATATGCTGAAGAGGATACCTATGTCTTGAAAAAAGTACTTGACAAGGATCCTCTTTTGTGTTATAATATTTATGTAAAGAGTATTAATATATCTTATGGCTAAACCTTCTTATAAAGACGACTCAGGTCGTTATCGCACTCAATCCCTGTTCTGGGAACTAAGGCATGGGGGAGATACTATCAAGTATCCTCCTGTCTTTACGTTGAAGGACGAAGATATAAAACGTGATGATAACATATATAAATCAATGAAACAACTTTATATGTCTTATGATCACATTCCAGGATATGAATATGAGTTTGCTATGGATGTTCTAGGATCATGGGATCACTGGAATAAGTTAGCAAACGACACAATACCAGACATAAAGAACATGATACAGGGTTGGAGAGATGAATTAGATATTCGTCTAAAAGCTCATGGACTTAAAGCTTTGATACATGCATCGAGGGATAATGATGCGAAGGGAGTACAAGCTTCTAAGTATCTCGTAGAGAAAGGATATATTCAGAAGAGGGGTAGACCTTCTAAAGAAGAAGTGGATAGAGAACTTAAAGCCAATACTAAACTTAAAAAAGAATTTGAATCAGATCTAGAACGTATAGGTCTTAAAGTCGTAGGAGACAAATAGTGGCTAAAGTTACACTCAGTGGCATTACAGCAGGTTATGCTTCAGCAGCAGCATTAAATGCTTCGTTTAATGCAATTGAAGACGAATTTAATAATAACGTATTATATCGAAACAATCCATCTGGTGAACCTAACCAAATGGAAAATGCTCTGGATTTAAATGGTAATGACATTTTAAATGCAGGTGGATTATCAGCAACAAGTTTAACAGTTAATGGTGTAGACTACTTAGCACAAATGAATACTGTTTACAACAATTATACCAGTATCACGCAGAGTGTTACTGTTAGCACTAGTGCACCTTCAGGTGGTTCAGATGGTGATATTTGGTTTACAATAACTTAACAGGAGAATAAATAAATGGCAGCTTTATCAGATCATTCAGAAGCTCTGTTGTTGGATTGGTTAATGACAACAGGCTCTGCTACAAGACCTACAGCTTGGTATGTAGCATTATACACTGCAGCACCTAGTGATTCAGGTGGTGGTACAGAAGTATCAGGTAATGGATACTCTAGACAAGCAGTAACCTTTGCAGCAGCAACATCACCAGGTGGTACAACATCAAATACAGGTGATATTACATTTACTGCAGCAGGAGGTGACTGGGGTACAATTACTCACATTGGTATTCATGATGCTTCATCAGGTGGTAACCTATTATGGCATGGTGTTATGACAGCCTCTAAAACAGTAGCAGACGGAGATACATTACAGTTTTCAACTGGTAACATTGATCTTACTATAGCGTAAGGATAGTCAATGGCAGTTCAAGGCTTTTATCGTAATACTGAAAATGGTGATCTTCGTATATCAGAAGATGGAGCCTCACGAGTATCTGCCGATTATCAAATTATCCCTGCAGGTATAAGAACCAGTGAAGCAGGTGATACTAGAGTTACAGAAGATGGAATCATTAGGACGACATTTGGTTTTGAATTACCAGATGCAAGTCTTCAAGCTACAGGTAGTGTAACCAGTACAATTAATATCAGTACCTTTGCATCTGCTAGTTTAGCAGGTCAAGGTTCTAAACTTACTGCAGGTGAAGGAACATTTGTAGATCAAGCTAGCATGGCTGCTGAAGGAACAATGGCAGCTAATGGTTTAGTCTTAGTATTAGCTGAAGCTCCTATGGCAGCTACAGGTACTATGACTTCCGATTCATTACGAACATGTTTTGGTGAATCACCTTTAAGTGCTACAGGTTCTAAAGCAGCCGTAGGACTTAAAACATTATTCGGTAGTATTACATCAGGTACAGATGAAGTAACACGTATTACTGAAGCAGGAGATATTCGTGTACTAGAAAATGGTACTGATACTAGAACAGCTATAGCAGCTTATGGTAATATTGTATTTGCTACTATAGTAGGTAATCCAAGTAAAACATTCTTTAGTTCTCAGCCGTATTACAAAGATGCAGGAACTTGGAAAACATTTATTCCAAATGTAAAATGGAATGGAGCTTGGACTCAAAATTTAAAAATCTATAAACACACTAACGGAGCTTGGAAGAGGAGTTATTAAACTATGGCAAACATTAAAATATCAGACTTAACAGCAGCATCAACAGCAGCAGATGCTAACGAGTTTGAGATAAACGAAGCAGGTACCAGTAAAAAAGTTACTGGCTCACAAATTAAAGCATTTGTTAATGCAGATGATGGAGCACTAGCTTCATTAGATACTGTTGATACAGCACAAATAGATGATGGTGCTATTACAACAGCTAAGCTAAATGCTGATGCAGTAGACGGAACAAAAATTGCAGATGATGCTATTGACAGTGAACATTATGCAGCAGGTTCTATTGATGCAGAACATATTGCAGACTCTGCAGTAACTGCTCCTAAAGTAGCAGGAACTAATGGAACTTCAGGACAAGTTTTACAATCTGATGGTGATGGTACAATGTCTTTTGTAACATTAGCAGCAGCAGGTGGTTTTTCTAATATGGATGTATTCACCTCACCAGGTACATGGACTAATCCAGGTAACGTAGAGAAAGTTAAAGTTACTGTTGTTGCAGGTGGTGGTGGATGGGCAGGACATCCAGGAAATTGGCCCATAAATTATTCAGGTCAAACAGGTGGAACATCATCTTTTGGTGCATATTGTTCAGCTACAGGAGGTACTGGTGGACGAATTATTACTCCTCCACAGGCTAGCACTTCTACATCTAATGGTTATGGTGGACTAGGTAGTGGAGGACAGCTTAATATGAGAGGCGGAGCTGCTATTATGGGTCCTGCTGAAATGCAAGCTAACTATCCAACAGGAGCTAAAGGTGGTGGTAATGCTATAGGAGGTTCTTCATACTTAAGTGGTGGTGGTTTTGCTGCTAGACAAGTAAATAGCCCTGTACAAGGAACTTATGGATCAGGAGCTGCAGGTATAATACACGGTCCTTCTGCTAGAGTAGCAGGTGGTGGAGGTGGTGGAACTGCTATTGAAGTTATTCCTATGCCTACGGCTACAAACGTTCCTGTAACTGTTGGTAATGGTGGAGGTAATGTAGGAACAGGTAATGCACCTTATCGAGCAAACTCTGCTGCTGGTGTAGTTATTGTTGAATATTAATTGGAGTTATAAGAATGACTAAAAAAGCATTAGTTCACACATCTGACTATAGAGGAGAAGACGAAAGAGGTTATCGAGTATTAGAGGTTGTAGATGCAAATCAAACTTTTGAAACAGATACTTCTCTTTTATGGATAGATTGTGATAATACAGTTGAAACAGATTTAAATTGGTATGATCCTGTTACAGAATCTTTTAGACCTTTACCTGCAAAAATTCATCCTGAAACTGCAGGAGACTTAGCTAAAAATGATGAAGATCTTTTTATAGAAGACTATGAATGGGATTATACCACAGATAGTTGGAAAAAAATTCAGCTTTTAGATTAAAAGTAATTATAAATAGAAAGGATAATCGTGACCAACGATTTTGATAAAAATGGATATGTCCATTTAAAAGAATTTTTAGATCTAGATAATTGTAAAGAGTTAACAAATGTTTTAAAAGAATTAGTAAATCAAAAGAAAACAGAGCATGATGAACAATGTCCTAAATCGGAAGCTATTCATGGAACAAAAACATTTGATCAATTACTTGTAGATTTATTACCTCATTTTGAAAAAGCTTGTGGTAAAAAATTATATCCTACATACTCTTATGCTAGACTTTATTTACCTGGGGAAGAGTTAAAGAAACATACTGATAGACCTGCTTGTGAAATATCAGCAACAGTTACTTTAGGTTTTGAAGGTGATGTATGGTCTATCTACATGGCAGGTAACAAAGTAGATATGAATATAGGTGATGCTGTTCTTTATCGAGGTATGGATGTAGAACACTGGAGAGAAATATATACTGAAGGTCAATGGCAAGCTCAAGTATTTTTACACTATGTAGATGCCAATGGTCCTAATGCAGATCAAAAGTATGATGGTAGAGAAACTCTAGGTGTTTCTAAAACAGGTAAACCATATGACTATTTAACAGATTGTGCTGTATTTAAATCTCACCTTTCTGATAGTTTTTGTGAAAACATAATTAAAACTTATTCTGAAAAAGATATAAAAAAAGAACCACCACATATTGGTGAAGATACAGAATTAATTGATCTTAATATTCGTAATACAGAACGAGTATTACTTCCTCAAAATGTAGGTATTGGTGCTACATTAACATCAACTGGATTAAATGCTAATCATTATTGGTGGAAGTATGATATTACTCATTCTAATCAAACTGAGTTTTTAATTTATAAACCAGATGGACATTATACATCTCATGTAGATACATATCATCAACATTCTGATGATTGTAGAAAGCTTACAGCATTAGCTTTTCTTAATGATGATTATGAAGGTGGTAAATTTTATTTAAATGCTAATGGAATACCTTACTACCCTCCTCAAGAAAAAGGAACTGTATTAATATTTCCTAGTTATATGATACATGGTGTTGAACCTGTTACAAAAGGAATAAGATATAGTTGTGTAACATGGTTAGTAGGACCATATTTTAAATAAGGATAAATAATGGATCAATTTATAAAAGTATATGAAAAAGCTTTTAGTCCTGAGTTTTGTGATAAAACTATAAATTTTATAGATAATGCAGAAGCCAATGGATTCACTTTAAATAGACAAGATCATGATAAAGCTGAACAACTAGAGAAAGAGGATGAAGCTATATTTTTACCTGATTCTGAATTTCTTTTAAATCATACTAATAATGAACTTGTAGATACTTTTAATGCTGTATTTTGGGGAAAATGTTATAAAGAGTATGCAAAAGAATTTTCTATTTTAAATAATTTAGGTTCTCATAATAGTTATACTATGAAAATTCAAAAAACTAAACCAGGGCAGGGGTATCATACTTGGCATTGTGAGGCTTCAGACAGAACTATGTCAAATAGAATTCTTACATGGAGTGTTTATTTAAATGATGATTTTGAAGCAGGTGAAACAGAGTTTATTTATCAGCAATATAGATATAAACCAAGTAAAGGTGATTGTATAATATTTCCTGCATCTTATACACATACACACAGAGGAAACCCACCTATTGGTGGAGACAAATATATTATAACAGGATGGGTAGAATTTTAGTATGACTCCACATGAAGAACTAGTAGCACATGAAAGACTTTGTGCAGAGCGTTACGCTACAATACATAAACGTTTAGATCGTATTGAAAGTATGATTACTAAACTTATATGGACTATCCTAGCAGCTCTTATAGGTACATTACTTGCAGTAGTATCTAGTGCTAAGGCTGAAACTAGAACTATAATTGAACAACGAGGTATGCCAGTACCTACAGCTATAGCTCCTTCTATATCAGCATACTCTCAAGACTTATGTGTAGTACCTGTTACAGGTGCAGTATCTGGTGGTATTATATCTGTAGCAGGTGGTACAGCCGTTGAGGATGATGGATGCCAAAGACGTAAGTATGCAAAAGTTTTAAATGACTTAGGTCTTAAAGTAGCAGCCGTATCTGTTATGTGTGAAGATATTAAAGTATGGAATGCTATGGAATTATCAGGTAGTCCGTGCCCTATTGGTGGAGCTACTGGAGTAGCAGCTAGATCTGCATGGTATGACTTACATCCTGAAAGGTTTACTAAATTATATGGCAAGGAATTTGTTTTGGTTGTTCCTCTTAACATGGAGTAGTTATGGATATACTTGGTATTGTACGTATACACCTGACACAAATGGTTACATGGTTGAAGACTCACTTGAATGCTACGACATTGAAGAGTCCGTTGCTATATCTCAGTATTGGTGTGTTAACTATATGCCAGAAGATCCAATCTGTGGTAACTACACTACTTGTACGGATCAAACAGAGCAAAGATCAATTAGTTGTACAGATCCAAACACAAGTGGAATTATTAACCAAGCACGTTTCTACACATGTGCATCAGATTCGTGGACACCTTGGCAAACTACGTCAGAAACTTGTATCCCTAATCCCCCAACGTGTATTGAATCTGTTGAAGAAAGAACAGTAGAATGCGAACCTGGGTATCATGGATTATCAGTAGAGCAAAAACTTACGACATGCTCGACTCCATACTCGGAGCCAATCCACTCAGCTTGGACTATGATATCAACATCATGTACCCTAAAAGCAGCAGATCCAACAAACATAGAGAGCCCATTGAATCCAGTGTCTCCCATAAATTCGTTGGATCAAAACTCCGTAGATGTAACAGTCCAGAGTGTAGAGACTGTGCCAATGGATCAGAACCCTGTCGAACAAGAGAATGCTATGCCCACAACAGAGGTGGAAGTAAAAACAGAAGAGAAGCAAGAATCAACGCAAGAGCCTCAGTCGCCAGAAACAAAAGACAACGAAGAGGTAGTTCCAGGATTTGGAGTCGTGCTTATGTTGAACACTTTGGAAACATTGAATAATATTTATGAACAACCAGTTGACGACTTTATAGGACTATATCAGGATGACTATGCCCAAGACCAAAACATTCTCTTTAACTTTATCCAATCAGATGATATTGGGAATCGTTTTGACAGTATTGCCAATCATCGGTGGGATCAGTTACATGGGGATCACCCTTTACAACGATATGGTTTCGGTGATTGATTCATATGATGAGTCTAAGATTAAAGAGTTAGAATTAAAACTTAACAGTCAGCAAGGTCGTATTATAGAAATTATGGAACGTGCTATTGTAACACAAGAGAAAGCAAGTGATGCACTAGCATTAGCTAGAGAAGTAGCAGCAGAATCTAGAGGTAACCAACGAGAAGTAGAAGCTACATTATCTAGTGTAAGATCAGAAGTTAATGCAAACTTAGATGGTATACGTGCAGAGATGAAGGCACTACGTAAAGCATCTACTAATCCACTAGGAAACTAACATGGCTATACTAACACACTTAATACCTATAGCACTTGGCTTTTTTGCAAAGCTAATGGCTATTAAATCACAACAAGCTAATGATCAACAAAAACTTATGCTAGAAGCATTAGCAGCTAAGTCAGGAGAAATAGATAAAGCTCGTGACTATGCACTTAAAGAGTCACCTTTTGCTGCTTGGAATAGACGTATATTAATTTTAGTTATACTTGCATTAGTAGCTGTATATCCTTTAGCAGGAATCTTTGGTGTAGATACTGTAGTTAAAACTACATCAGAAGGTGTAAGTATACTAGGATTATTTAGTTTTGGAGGTGGAGAATCTTTTCATACAATTAAAGGTCTCTACAAGTTTGATGAAATCTTTCAGTGGGCTACTATGATTGTAGAGTTTTACTTTGGTGGACAGCTCGCTAAAGCTAACTAGGAGTTTACATGGCAACTACAAAAGATCCTAAATTAGTTAGAGCAGGAGTATCAGGTTATAACAAACCTAAACGTACTCCTAATCATCCTAAGAAATCACATGTAGTGGTAGCTAAGGTAGGAGATAAAACTAAACTAATACGCTTTGGTCAACAAGGTGTAAAGGGAGCAGGTAAGAATCCTACATCTGCTAAAGACAAAGCACGTAAGAAATCTTACTATGCTAGACACAATGCTCAGGACTCTAGCCCAGATAAGATGAGTGCTAGATACTGGAGTCATAAAGTCAAATGGTAGCTACTAAAAAGAAAAGCACAGTTAACAAAGCAGGTAACTATACTAAACCTACTATGCGTAAGAACTTATTTAATAAGATTAAAGCAGGGGGTAAAGGTGGTAAACCTGGTCAATGGTCAGCACGTAAAGCACAGATGTTGGCTAAACAATATAAAGAAAAAGGTGGAGGCTATAAGTAATGGAAAAGAAAAAATCTAGAGTACGTAATGTTAAACAACCCCCTAAGAAGGGTAACCCAGGTGCATTACTTGATAAGAATAAAAAGACTAAGAGTAATGGTTTAACTAAACAACAAAAGACTCTTCCACCTGCTCTACAGAAAAAGATTCTTAACTCTAAAAAGAAAAAGTAATGGCATTAGCTAAATCACAAAAGAGTTTAAAAGCTTGGACCAAACAGAAGTGGAGAACTTCTGATGGTACTAAGAGTGAAGGAAAGAAACGATACCTACCTGATGCAGCATGGAAAGCTTTAAGCCCTGCTGAAAAGAAAGCAACTAACGCAGCTAAAGCAAAAGGTAATGCTAAAGGTAAACAGTTTGTATCACAACCTAAAAGTATTAAAAAGAAAACGGCTAAATACAGAAAGATAAAATGAGTCAGATTGACCAAATCAGAGAAGCAGCAGAAAATGATCTGTTGACTTTTATACGACTAGTAGCACCTCATTTAATGTTAGGTGCAATTCACGAAGAGTTAATAGCTTGGTGGGCTAGGCAAGATGCTAAAGAAAACCAATTAGTATTACTTCCTCGTGGACACATGAAGTCAAAACTTATAGCTTATAGAACAGCATGGTGGTTAACTAAGCATCCTGAAACTACTATTCTATATGTATCAGCTACAGCAGACTTAGCAGAGAAACAGTTGTATGCTATTAAAAATATTA